TGTCGGCGCTCGGGGCGGCAAATAAACCAGCAACGATCTTTTCAGCCTCAAGCGCAGCCTGTTTGGTTCCGACTTCCAGTGCCCTGTGTCCGCCGTCGCCGTGAATGACTGCCAGCAGGTTTCCTAGTGCTTCCTCGCGGGCTTCCGGCGCAGACGAACGGGCGCGGAGGGCTTTGTCGAGGCGGGTCAGCAACATCCCGTCAACGAAATCCGACAGGTCGCTATTCTCGTCCGCTTTGTAGCAGGCATCGAGCAATGCTCTGGCCGCCAAATCGACTTCCCCCGCCCCCTCGGCTGGGGCTTCATGCTTGGCGTCGGCATGAACAGCGCAGGATTGGGGCTGCGCGCGGTTCATGTAATCCGCCATTTCCTCCCATGTGACGAGCAACATGGGGCTGTCCTCTGGCAAGTTTCGGTCGGCATTTTCGAGAAGGTCGGCCCACGCTTGTTCCGCTGTCAGGCGCTGCCCTTCCGAGGCTGGGGCTTCATGGCGGGGGGTGAGGGCTTCGATTTCCTCGAAACGACCGTCCGAAAACTCGGCATGGCGGCGCGCCCACAGCGAACCGTCGTCTCCCTGATAGATCACCACGTTTTCGTCGTCCAAGAGGCCGGACGGCGAGCATTGCGCCTTTCCGAACCCAAGCGACGTGTATGTCGTTCCGCGTCCCTTATGCCTCCAACGACGGCCCGCCATCGCATCAGGACGGACAAGACCCTGAACGTCACGCGCTGGGGCTTCCGGGGATAGGGCGGCGAGCGGAAACACGTCTTCCAGCAGGTGTTCTAGGCTGTCCGGCGTCAGCTCCAGGGTCGGGTCAGATCGCTCAACGACCATGACCTCGGGGTGGCGCGACAAGGCTTGAGCGAGGCGCATATACGTCGGCGCGTCATCGTTCATGACCTCCCCACCCGCCAGCGATGACGGGGCGGGGGCGGCTAGATGTGACAGAGCCTTCTTGGCGTAATAGGAAGCAGCGACCTCGTCACAATCCTCATTCGCTATGAGGTGAAGGCCATAGCGGACGTCGGTTATGTCGAACCCTCCGCTCGGCCCGGCGTTGACAGTGTCGGTACGCTGTCGCGCCGCGCGACACTCTTCTAGGTCCGCCTGAACCCGCGCGGATCCGCGAGCCTGTTCTTCGGGGTCGTCAGACGCAAGAAGCCGCAGGGTCTCTGCGACATACGGGTCGCTCACCGCCCCGCCTTCCGGCTCGCGCGATGGGACGCGGAGAAGGGCGGACGTGCGCCGGGCCAGGTGCAGCTTCGTCTCCTCCCGGAACTCCGGCCTAAGGAAAGTGACCAGATCATACAGCGGGCCGTTTCCAGTCTCGACAGGCTCCCCCACCCCTGCGGCTTGGGGAGCGGCGGGGGCGGCTGCGTTCCCATTCAGCCACGCGACAACCGCCTTGGCGCCGGTGCGCGAGGTCCAGTCCATGTCGATGCTGTCTTCGATTGCATCGGCAATGGCATCTTCGTGTTCGTTCCAGTCGGTCATGCCGCGCTCCTGAAAAGCGGAAGTTCGTCGCGCCGCACCGACCGGGCCATGCCGATCAGGAGGTCGCGGAAGGGTTCGGGCGTGTGGATGCGCGGGCTGCTGTCGGTGCCGCCACCTCGGGCGCCAACTTCACCCAGGCGCTTGGCGCGCTTCAGCCCCATGCGCTCGACCACGGCCGGGTCGTATCGGGCTTCGCTCTCACCCCAGTCCAGCTCCGGCAGGTTGGTGCCAACGGCGTAGAGGAGGGTAGGCTTCCGGGCGTAGTGCCCGTAGCGCCCTTGCTCGACGCAGCAGGTCCAGCCGCCGAATTGGTCGGCCTTGATCCAGCCGCCGGCCCGCGGGGGAGCGGCCAGGCCAAACCACGGCCAAGCATGTGAGCCCCAAGGGTGCTCCAGCACGCCGCCGAAGTTCCGCGTCGCCGTCAGAGCGGCGCCGAAGCAGCCCGCGTCAGAGCCCTTGCTCTTGCGGCGCCCGGTCAGCTTCACAGTCAACGGCTGGCCGAACCACATCTTGCCCCAGCGAGGACATGGCGGGTGAGCGACGACGGGATGCGGGCCATCATACAGGCGGGCGTCGCGGGCCTCGTCCCAAGGGTCGATCCCGTCCAGGCCGTAATAGGCGCCTCCCGTCTCGACGTAGAGGGCGGCGATCACCCCTCGTCTCCGTCCCGGCGGTGGATGGGTTCGGCGTTGCGGGTCTCGCCTGCCGTAGCCTTGGCGATGGCGGTTTCACACTTCGCGCGGGCCAGTTGGAGGGGGACCGCGTCTTCCGGCTCGCCATCCCAATCGACGTAGTGCTGATGAAGCGCGTCGCGGGCTTCGCGCAGAGCCTCCAGCAGTTCAGGCGCGGCGGCGATCAGGCGGGCGTTGTCGAGCCGCTCCGTCTCGCTGTCCGTGTCCGGCCTAAAGACCAGAGCGACGATCTTGGTTAGGTCTGCTGCGGGCGATACATAGTGTCCATCGGACGTAACGACCCAAGGCCCTGGCGTATGCCCGCCAGCAACAGAACCGCCGGGGGTCACGCTCTTTGCGCCGGAGTGAGGAACGGAGGTCATGCGGCCACCCGATGGCGTGCAGCCCATTCGCGTTGAGCGGCGGCGAACTCGCGAGGAAGGATGACGGTGCGATGGGCGGCCTTGAGCTTGGCGCTACGGCGCTTCGCCACGACCCAATCGGGACCGCAGCGCTCGGACACGAAGTCCTCCAGCGGCTTCGGATATGGCGCGAGACGGAAGGTCTGGCCGAGTCCGGGAAACAACCCGTCCTCCTCAGGGGCGATCACGCCGTCTTCCAGCATCTTCTGGCAGAGATCGGCGCGAGCCATGCGGCCGTCTTCAAAGGCCCAGGTGACGCCCTTGGCGGCGTCGGCATCCATGGTCTTGATCAGACGAGCGCCGTCGAACAAGCGGCTTTCGATTTGAACGGTGCTGCTCACAGAATCTTCCTTCCGACTGGCTTGTGGGTGAAGCAGAAGAGGGACTTGCTGCCCTGCACGCGGACGACGCCGGGCGCTGTGCAGCCGGGTTCGCTGCATGGGGTGGGATGCTTGGGGAGCGGGTTCAATCTTCCGGCTCCCATTCGAGATCGCCGCAGCCGGAGCAGGTCAGCCCCTCGCGTCGGAACTCGACTTCAAGTGCGCCCTCAAGGCGACGGCGGGCCAAAACCTCGTCGGCATCAACCGGAACCCCGGTGACATCGACCGCCCGGCGGATGGCGCTGAGAACGCGTTCACCAGAAACCCCCATCACGCTTCTCGCTGCTTGTTAGGGGTGGAGTCGTTGGCGGTGAGGCGCTGCGACTTTTTGGACGGGAGCTTGACCGAGCCCTTCGGCGGCCAGCGGTTCGCGCTCTGGATAGATGACGCGCCGCGTTTCTGGCGCCGGGCGTGCTGGCCCGTCTCGCCGGCCTGAGCCTTGGCCTTGGCGCGCATGGCGGCCTCAGCCTTGGTCTTCTGAGCGTGGCAGGTGGTGCAAAGCGCGACGAGGTTGGCGCGCACGTTCGTGCCGTAGTTCCAGAGCGGGATGATGTGGTCCACGTCCAGGGCTTGAGCCTCGCACCACGACCGGGCGCAGATACCGCCCTGCTCTTCCCGCACGCGGTCTTTCATGGCCTGAGAGACGGCGCGCTCTTCGGTCGAGCGGTCGGGCTCAGGGATGATGGAGAGGTCGGGCTTCATGCCGCCACCGCCTGATCATGGAAGGTGACGCCATGAGCGGCGCCCCAGGCGGTCATGAGTTCCATCAGGTCTGACATCTCGGACTTGGACAGTTCCGACGACCGCAGGCCGATGGGAAAGAAGCCGTCACACTCCAGCGTCGGCAGCATCGTCATCTCGGCGCCGAGGGCTTGCATGAAGACCGCCTTCCAGAGGTCAGCCGTCATCTTCGCGCCGTTGTGGTTCGGGCGCTGCTTGGCGATGTCTGTGAGCATGGCCCACATTCGGTCGTTCTGCGGCAGGGACCGCTTGGGCTCGCGAAACTCGACGCGTGTGTTGATGGGGGCGTTGGCGATCCAGGCTGTTGCACGGTCGCGCTGAGCCTTGCTCCCGAGGATGAGGACTGCGCGGGACATCAGTAACGCTCGTCCCGGAACGTCACGCCCTTGGCAGATCGGCGGTTCTGCCGGGCGTCGTCGTCGGCCAACTTCTGGATCAGCTCAGCAAAGGCCGGACGGTTCTCAGACCAGTAGTGGCGGACTGCTGCGTCCAGATCGGTGACTTCGGCCAGGACGCGCGTGCGCAGACCTTGCGCCCGGCCCCCGCCATGGGCGTGAGCCTTGGCGTTGTCCGCGATCTTGGCGGCGCGCTGGGCGTCCTCGGCGGCCTTGATCTTGGCGTCTACGGCCTCGCGCTCTTCCAGGCTGGCGGCGTTGGCCTGACGCGCAGCCTCGGCGGCGGCTTGAGCGGCGGCCTCGGCTTCCTCGCGCGCCTGCTTGCGCTTCGCCTCCAGCGCCTCTTCAAGGGCCAGCAGGAATGGGCGCTTGGCAGCGTTCAGCGCATCGATCGCGGTCGGGACCTTGCCCGGCGTCTTGTTCTTCAGCGGGGCGAGATAGACGTTGTAGCGGTCCTGAATGGCCTGGATCTGATCGTCCAGCGGGCGCTTCTCAACGAGCCGCTCGGCCTCCATGGCCTTTGCACCAGCGTTCAGGTCATCGATCAGGCGGGCGATCTCATCGACCTGAGCCTGAGTGGCGGCAGGCTCACCATCGGCCCAGTTGCGAGCCTCAACCAGCAGGTCATCGAGATTGATGCGGTGAGCGTCGAACGGCGTCGGCGGCTCATTGCTGAGGTGGATCACTTGAGCGCTCACGCCGCATCCTCCGCTTTAGCGGCGAGTTCGGTAGCGTGAGCCTCGTCGCGGGCGGCGATCTCAGCGGCCATGGCGTCGATCTCTGTCTGGCGAAGGCCGTCACGCTGTTCGCGGACCAGCTTGGCGTGAGCGGAACAGAGGTGCGGGTAGGCCATCGAGGCGATCTCGACGTCCAAGCCCTTCGAGTTGACGTAGAAGGTCATTCGCTCGCTCCTAGAAAGGGATGTCGTCGTTGAGGTCGTAGGTGCGTTCAGGCTCGGATCGGCTGGCGGGTTCGCGAGCCTCGCCCTGGGGCTTGCCGCCTTGCAGGGTCACGTCATGGGCGCGCACCGTCAGGTAGGTCTTGCCTTCATGCTCGCGCTTGCCGAGGTCGCCCGTCACCGTGACTGACGCGCCCTTGGTCAGGTATTGCGCCAGACCTGCGCCACGCTTGCCCCACAGGGAGCAGTCGAAGAACATGGTGGTCTTCTCGCGCCCGCCGCGGTCATCCACGGCGACGGAGAAGCCGCAGACCTGATCGCCGGTCGTCGTCGTGCGCAGATCGGCGTCCTTGGTCAGGCGACCGGCCAGGGTGAGGTTCTTCATCAGGCGGCTTCCTTCTGTTGATCAAATGGGGTGTCGTTGCGGAGGGCCGCTTGGCGGGCGCCGTAGGCCGAGCGGATCGCGCCCCGCTCATGGTTGGGGAGGCTGTCGATCATCGCGCGATTGTCGGCGGCCCATTGCGTCAGCTCGGCTTCGGTCTTGCAGAGGTCGATGGCGACGCGGGCGGCGGTGACGGCGGTGGCCTCGACCACGGCGACGTTCGCCTGGGTCTTGTCGTAGAGGGCCAGACCGAAGGGGTTGCCGAAGGTCATCAGCGCCCGCTTCATGGCGTCGCTCTCGGCTTCCTTGAGCGCGCTTTCGTGGGCCTGATCCACGTCCTTATCGATGCCAGATCCGAAGCCGCAGCCCTCGCGGACTATGGTGGTTCCTGCGGGCGTCATGACGGTGATGCGGACGCGGGCCGAGTAGCCGACGCGCATTTGATCCTTGCCGTATTTGTCCTGCGTTACGCGAGGCTCGCCAAGCTGGCGTAGTTCGACCGTTTCGCGGTTCCAGCCGTCGAAGCCGAAGATGCGGTTGGCCTCTGCGATGGCGTGCCACGCCTCGATGTAGGACAGCTTCTTGCCGCCCTGATCGCGGTGAGCGACGACGTTGCGGTCAAGCGGAGCGGCGAGCGCGGCGGTCTGATCGACGGTGAAGGTCATTGGACGGCGTCCAGTTCTGCGATGGCTTCCACCAGGGCCTGACGGGCCTTCGCGCGGTGTTCGCGGGCGGCGTCTGCCAGGATGGGTTCGTGGGACCAAGCATCGGCTGCAACGAGAGCGTCAGCAGCGCCGTATGCGAGGCGGGCGGCGTGATAGGAGGGCCAGCCAGCCTCCGGAGACGTGGATTGCTCCACGCCCCCGAAGTCCCTGGCTGCGGATGAAAGGGTGGCGGTCATTGCGCTGACCTTGCGAGAGCGGCTTTCACGTTGGCGGCGAGACGCTGCGCGTTGCCGAGCGTGTCGGTGATCAGATCCGCCCCGCCATGCTGGACGGCCCACATGACGCAGGCGCCGATCAGGGCCGGGATAGCGGCGGCCTGATGCTCCATGACGAAGGCATCCACCACACGGATTGCGTCGTCCCCGGCGCGCGTGACGATTTCATGTTCCATCACGAAGCGCTCCAGAGCAGAGCGGCCATGAAAGCCACGAACAGGGTGCAGGCGGATGCGCTGGCGACGTTGCCGATCCACCAGCCGACCGAGCGGCGGGGAAGGGCGGGATCGAACGACCAGCCCCGACCGCGCGATTGGTCGGTGGCCTTGGCGGCGCGATAAGTCGGGCTGGCGGCGGTGAAGACGTCGGTCATGCGGCAATCTCCTGCGGGGCTTGCAGGGCAGCGAGAGCGGCGCGCAGTTCGTTGGCGCAGCGCAGGTCGCGTTCCTGAATGAAGGTGATGACTTCCGGGTCGAGCGGCTTGCGCTCTACGGCGGCGATGTCAGCGAGGTAGAAGTCCCGCATGGCCGCAGCCTTGGAAGGGGTGAGGGTGGTTCCGGCGATGGAGCGGATGGCCCCGGCTTCGGCCCAATAGGAGACGACCATCACGCGGCCTCCTGTTCCAGAGCGTCGATCTGTGTGCGGGCGTCCTCGATGGTGGAAGCGAAGCCGCAGCGGTTGTCGCCCGCATCTTCGGCGCCGTCGTAGTCCTTGTGGGCGAACTCGAAGTTCACGCCGGGCACTGGAGGGCGGCTGCTATAGATCGTCCAGTCGCCGTATGTGCTGTCGCTCTCGCTCACAGGCACAGCTCCGACCAGAGAAGCGCGCAGCTCCTTGATCTGAGCTTCCAGCTTGTCGAATTCGGCCAGAAGGTCGTCGCGATGATAGGACGCGTTGGCGGACGCCTGGAAGTTCAGCCAGTAGCCAAGGTGCGCGGCATCAGCCACGGCCTGCGCATGAATCTTGATGCGGACGTAGCCGGCGTTGGGGAACGCGCTCATGCCGCCTGCTCCCAGCACTCGCCGTTCATGGCGGACCACAGGGCGCGGTCGAAAGCGACCTCGTCAGGATTGGTCGGGACCGGGCCAAAAGGAACGGTCAGCGCGTGGTAGGCGGCGCGGGCGGAACCGTAGCGGGCCACTTCAGCGGCAACGCGGGTTTCGGCTTGGGTCTGTGTGGTGCTGGCCATCTGGCGCTCCTCAGTTCGTGAGGAGAATATGCATTGAACGCATAAAGCCTGTCAACAGGAATATGCATCTTACGCATGACGTGTACGTCGAAAGCGGACGCAGGCCCGCGCAAGCCTCTCGACTCGCGCATATATCGCTGTGATCAATGGGGGATGGAACGCACGATATTCTGTGTGCAGCCGTATCGCCGGGGGGCGGATGGGCTGCGGAAGGGACACATGAGACGCCTCCTCAGCCGCGAGGCCGCCATCAAGGCGGCGCGGTCCATGCGCGGATGCGAGGAGGGTGTAGTCGTCTTCCGCGTGACGGGATCAGACGACTACTGGTCGGAGCCGGTGCTTATAGCGAGAGCAGGGGACGTGCCGGCCGAGGTCGGCCTCTAGAACAGGCGTTCGTTCGTCTCGACAGGTCGGCACTGGCCAGAGAAGCCGGTTGCAGCGAGCAGAGGATTCCGGCCGCGTATGACAATCTCGCCAGTGGTTCGGCTGACCGTGAACGATGGCTTGTTCAGCCAGTTGAATGCGAAGCCGCCTGAAATCTCGCCTTCGGTCACAGCCAGGTCGAGCACCGGACGCCAGTCGCCATTGGCGCGGCTGGTCATCGCTGGCGCAATCGAGTGGGGAGGCCTTATGCGGGCCTCGGTTCCGTTGATTTCGATCCAAACGCGATCCTGCACGCGCTCCATGCGGCTGGACGAGGCTGTTGCATTGTTGGTGTTGAAACCGTCGGTCACGGTCATCTGAGCGTGGTCGGTCACTACCGCGTCTGCCATGCCTTCGCACAGCAGCGTGAAAGCCGCGAGTTCTGCAATCATCAGCCCCTCCCCAGGGTCTAGCCGTCTGTTCCGGTTTTCTTGAAGCCTTCCAGCACCCGGAGCGCGACCGGCTTTTGCGGCGCCGGGATTTGGTCGTAGATTGACCACAGGCCGTCAGGGTCGGTCGGGTCGCGGATGATCAGGCTGGCGGCGTCCACCCCGTAGACCTCCGCGATCAGCTCAAGGATCGTCTGATTGTAGGGAATGTCGCCCCGCTCGATCCGACTGATGTTCGGCTGCGACAGGCCCAGGCGCTTCATGTCGCCTTCCTCGCCCTCGGCCAGAACGCGGTCTTCCACGTTGGCCTTGATGCGGTCGATCAGGGCGTCGATCGACAGCCCGTGATGCTTCCGCCACTCGCGTAGGAAGTGCTTCGGATGGGGTTTCTGCGCCATACGCATATTATGCGACGGGCCGGGCCAGACTTTCAGCGGCTCCCATGCATGATGTTCTTGACTTGGAATATGCATTGAACGCATATTCTCCTCATGAACGAACTGACCCCCCTCGCAATCTGGATGTCGGACAAGGGCGTTCGCGACCAATGGCTGGCAGAACGGCTTGATCTCTCGCAGCCGCAAATCTCCAGAATCCGACGCGGCCTTAGCCGACCGAGCCCCGAACGCGCCTTCTCCATTGAGAAGCTGACGCGAGGCAAAGTCAAAGCCGCCGACCTTCTCACCCGACAGCGGAACTAGGCCCATGTTCGGGGGGGCTTCAGACATTCAGATCCGGTCGGAGAGTGGACGCTCCGGCTCGGCCAGACCCTGCCGGTTTGTACCCCTGATCGGCAGGGTCGCTCCCCGCTTTGGCGCGGTAGGAAGCGGCTACACGCCTGAGGCTGTCCGCGATCTTCGGTTCGGACTGATCGGCCAGAGCCTCGCATCGCGCCGCGCCAGCAGCCCACTCGGCCGAGCTGATGCGGGAAGCGGGCAGGGGATCACGGCTCGCGGTGCGGGCGACGAAGTCCACGTAAATCACATCGCCGCCCGTCGCGGCCTCTCGCTGTCTGTCCATGCTCCGACTGTGAAGCGTGGCCCGTCCAGCGTCATCCCAACAGCCCATGAGAACAACGGGAGAACGTCGCGATGAACAGTCGCCGCCACGCCAGCCTTGCTCGCCAGTTGATTGACGCCTGCGGAGGGCTTGATGAAGCCGCCCGTGAATGCCGCGTCGGCAAGTCCACCCTGTCCGATTATCAGAACGTCTCGGAACCGGCGACGATGCCCGCCGACGTCATGGCGGACCTTGAGGCCTATTGCGGCGAGCCGATCTATTCCGGCGCCATCGCAGACTGCCGCCCCCATGCTGTGCTGCCCTCTGACGCCCTGACCGAGACGCATGAGACGGTTCAGGCGGCGGCGGCCCTGCTGCCCCTCGCAGTCGCCATGCAGACCGGCTGCCCGAAGGCCAAGAACGCATTCGAGGACGCGGTCGCTCGTCTGGTTGCCGAGGTGGCCGACGTTCAGGCCATCGCTGACGCCAAGGTCACGCCAATCAAGCGGGGGGTGTGAGCATGACCGAGCTTCCCGAAGACCTGATGGCCTACGAAGTCCTCGCGGCTGATGCATTGCGCGGCACCATTCGGCTGGTCCTGCAAAAGGTGTTGGACGGAGGCGGGGTCTTCCCTAAGCCGCATCACGCCTACATCACCTTCAGCACCACCTATCCCGGCGTCGTCCTGTCGAAGGTGACTGCCGCGAAATACCCTGTCGAAATGACCGTGGTGCTTCAGCACAACTACAGCGGCCTCCACCTGTCCGATGAGGGTTTCAGCGTCGTCCTATCGTTCGGAGGGGTGTCGCAGCGCCTGACCGTGCCGTGGAAGGCGATCAGCCGATACTACGATCCGGCCGTCCAGTTCCTGCTCCAGTTCGATGTTCCGGCGCCCGAGAAGCCGCCCATTGTCCCTCCGACCGTTCGTTCTGACGCCGACAATGTCGTGGTCTTCAAGGGCCGCGCGAAATGATCAGCCTCACCCTGCCTTACCCCCCGTCCGCAAACCGGATGTGGCGCTCGCCCCCCGGCCTCAAGTCCCCAATCAAGAGCCGGGAGTATATCGCCTGGATCAAGGCCGCGACCGCCTGCATCCCCATGTCGGCCCGCGACGAGATCAAGGGCAAGTTCGTCGCTGAAATCCGCGTTGATCGGCCCGACCGCCGCATCCGCGACCTCGACAACCTGACCAAGCCCCTCCTCGACCTGCTGAAGCCCACGCCTCAGCACAAGGGGGTCGTTGAGGACGACCACCTTGCTCACCGCATCACGACTGAATGGACCGGCGATGACCCCGTCGAGGGCGCCCGCATTCACATCACCATCCGCCCCAGGAGCCCCGAATGAGCCTTTCCTTCACAGGCGCAGGAGCCTTCGCCACCGCCCCGCGCAGTGGCTACGACGAATACGCCCTCGCCAAGGCCGCTGAGATGCTGGTCAAGCACCCCGGCGCCTATCAGGCCACGCAGCGCGCCACGGGCGTTCCCATGGACCTGCTGCGGATCATGCACCCCTCTTCGGCCCGTCCGCCTGTTCGGGTGTTCCCGGTGTCTCGGGTGGTCAGCGCCGATGACTGGAAGCGCTCGCAACTGGCCAAGGTCACCATCGGCCGCCGGGTCACGGTCAACGAGATCCAGGGCGTCGTCTGCGATCATTTCAATCTGCCCGCCAACGCCATGACTTGCGAGAGCCGGGGCAGGGCCATCGCCCGCCCGCGTCAGATCGCCATGTACCTGTGCAAGCAGCACACGAACCGCTCCTACCCTGACATCGGCCGGCGCTTTGGCGACCGCGACCACACGACCGTCATCCACGCCGTCAACAAGATCGAAAGCCTGATCGAGACGGACGCGGAGATGGTCCGTCACATCAACGACCTGTCGATGAAGCTGGCCCTCGGCGCCCGCCGCCTGGACGACATGATTGAGCGCACGGAGAAGCGTCTGGCCTCGCTCAAGGCCATGCGCGCCCGCTCCACCCTGGGGATGGCCGCCTGATATGAGCATCGCCCTCATGACCGAGGTGTGGCGCCTGGACTTGCCGACATCTGACAAGATGGTGCTGTTGGCGCTTGCTGATGCCGCCAATGATGACGGCGTGACTTGGATGGCCCTTGAGTCCCGCGAGGGCGTCAAGCTCGACCTGATCAAGAAGACCAGCCTCTCCCGTCGCGCCATCCAGAGCGCGTTGAAGCGTCTGTGCGACGCCGGATACCTTTCGCGGTTGGACCGTCCGGGTAAAGGCGTCATTTGGACGGTCAAGGGGTGCATTTCCCGCACCGCGCACGACGTGCACCCCAGGGGTGCAGGAGATGCGCCCGGGGGTGCAGCAGGTGCACCCAAACCGTCAACTAACCCTCAACCACCCTCAGAAGGTAAACCTTCTTCGGGTGACACGCCCGCGAAAGCGAAGCCGTTTGATCAGTTCTGGGTCGCGTATCCCAGCAAGATCGGAAAGGGCGCTGCCAGTATCAAGTTCGATCAGGCTGTGAAGCTGATCCGCAAGGAGGGTCGGGACCCGCTGCCCGTCCTGCTGGATGCGCTGGCGAAGGCAATCAGCTCGGCACGCTGGAACGACCCGACCTACACGATCCCCAATCCGGCGACGTGGCTCCATCAGGAACGATGGAATGACGATCCGGGGCCAGCCGCTGTGGGGCGTTTCGGCTCCAGCAGCAGCAGCGCGCCCGCCGCCATGAGCCCTGAACTTCAAGCCCGTCGCCGCGCCCTTCTGGAGGCCGAAGATGCCTAAGCTGCCCGTCACGGTTGACTACGATTTCTACGCCGCCATCGCCAAGGCCACCTCGGAAGCCTTTGCTGACAGCTATCTGTCGGGGGCTGAGCTGTACGCCGGCAAACTGTTGCCGCGGACCCACATCGCCTGGGACCGTCTTCGCGAGAACCAATCGGTCGCGCGGGTCCTGAACCAGCAATGCGTCAAGCTGGTCGAGCCGCCGTATTTCACCGAGGCGAGCTTTCATCAGATGCAGCCGAGGTCCGCCGCATGAAGGCCTGCGAACGAGACACCATCGCCGTGATCCGCGACGTGCTGGAGCCGTGGGGTTTCAGCCTGGAGATCATCGAGGGCGGTAAGCACAAGGCGGTCATCGCCAAGGGGCCGAAGGGTCACCGGGTGCGGTTCACCATCTCCAGCTCACCGAAGGACGCCGACGCGCAACTGAACATGGCTCGCCAGCAGGTCAGGGCATGGCTGGAGCGCAACGGCATGGCGACGGGACGTGGCCGGGCAGGGGAGCGGCGCCAGCGCAAGCCCCCTCGCACCCGCTCGACCCTCTACCGTGTCGAGGTGGCGATTGATCCGCAGACAGACCCGGCCCGCGATCCATGGGCTGCGCTGCAACAGATGGGGGTTCAGTGATGTGCCATCGGACTCAATGGCTGAACGTCCCAAAAGAGAAGTTCCTTGAGGCGTGCAAGGAACGTCGGATCGGTTCTGAGCGCGCCGAAAAGCTCTGGGGGCGCCTGAACGAGATCGCCAAATCCACGGAGATCGCTAGGCTGAAGGCGCATGACGAGATGCGCGATCGGTATCGCAAGCGGGATGACGCCGCATGACCCGCGAAGACCTGATCGACACCCGCGCCCTGATCATCGCCAGCCACCTGAAAACCTACCGGGATCAGGTCGAAGCCGAACCGATCATGTCGGACGCCAAGGCCGCAACACACGCCTATCGCCATGCTCGCAAGCTGGCCACGGCGATCACAGACGACGATGCGCGGATTGCCCGCGTAGCCAAGGGGGCAGCACATGGCCAAGGCTAAGCAGAAGACCAGGGCGGATATTCTCGCCGACATCGAGCGGGTGCGGATTGAGCGGGGAGTGGCCCGCGAGGAGGCTCGGCGCCTGACGGAAGCGGGAGCAGAGGCCAAGGTGGTCGAGGAGAAGGACGACGAACGCAAGACGCGCGTGTTCGTCCGCGCTCGCCGCCTCGACTGCTTCTCCCTGCTGCTGAAGGATGACGCGCACGCCGAGGCCCGATCCGCCGTGAACTGGCTGGAGGAGCTTATCCGCGACGCCTCAGGCGAGAACACGCAGGAGCGCCGGCCCGACTTCATCCGCGCATCATGCGAAGGGGCGCCAGGACAGAACGTCACCCAGCGCATGATCGAGGCCAGCCGCACGCTGGAGGTGGTCGAGGCCAGCCTTCGCCCATGGGAGGCCCGGCTGCTGTTCGAACTGCTGCGGCCCGATGAGGCGCTGCTGACGCGTTGGAGGGAGGTGGTGAAGCGGGTGACGACCGCCACCACGCCGCAGCGGCAGGGGGAGCGGGTGATCGTCGCCTGCGAAAGCCTGATGTGGGTCAGGCAGAACGCGGTCGTCCTGGTGAAGCAGCGGCAGGAGGCCCGAGCCGCATAATCTAGCGGGTTTCCGTTTTTGTTCTCACAAGGGGTTGACGCGTACGCGATAAGGTGGGACAAAAGCCAAAGTCGCTTCGCGCGGCCACGGTAAGGCTCTGCTTCGGCGGGGCCTTTCTGATTCAGATGTGACACGGTGAACCTCTGGGCCGTAGCCAGACCTTCGGGCCGGGCGTCATGTGGGGAAATCAGAGACCCCGCCATCTGGTAGTAGCTTCTTCCGGCACAGGCGCTTCCGACAAGCTGACCGGTTGTAGATTCTCGGAGCGGAACCGATCCAACGTGGCGCTGGCCCTGAAAGCCAGTGAAGGCGCAGAGGGATCGGACGGCAGACGAAACGGGACACTAGGCAGGCTCATGGTCTGCCGAAACACCGGCCACCATTTCGCGGGTTGCTCCTAGCTTCGCTGGGGTGAAAGTCCCTGGACCCGCTCCAACAATCAGATGGCCTTGGTCTCCATAGGATCGGGCGCAAGCTGCGGGCATAAAGCTGGCGCCCCCAGGCCATCGCACCCTTCGCCCCAGCCGCAGCGGACACGCAGCCTCAGCATCTGAACCCGAGCCGCAGTGCGCGCTTGGGGCGATACCTCATGGAGCGGAGGCAAGGCCATCAAGCGCCCGATCCTCCTCCTCACCCTCACAGCAGCCCTATGGTCAAAGGCCCTCGGATCGCTCCTGATCCTGACGGGATGGTGGCTGCTGAAGACGTTCTGACATTCAAAGGACATCCCATGCACAGCATTCACAACGCAGCCTGCGAAGTCGCTCCTCCTACCCTTGGCGCCGTGGCGGAGGCGACCGATGAGATTCACGCGATCGCCCGCGTTATCGAGAACGTCAACGAGAGCTTCGCCGCCACCTATGGCCGTTTGGCGGGAAGCTTCCTGACCGAAGGCCAACGCAGCAGCGGCGAAAGCCCTGCCCCGATGGGAGAGCTTGGCGCCCTGAAAGAGGCCGTCGCTCGCGTGCGTCGCGCCGCCAACGAGAACAGCGACTTCGTGGGCCGCTTCGGTAGCCTGTGATGTCTGGCGAGGTCATTCCCTTCCGGCCTGCTGGCCTGTTCGACCTCAACAGCGAACGCGCCTCCAAGGTAGCGGACGACACCCACAACCGCGAAGGTCTTGATGGCCAAGGGCCGCCAATCGGATCGGTCAATTGGACCTGCACCTGCGGCTGCTTCGCCTTCTATATCACTTCGGCCTCGTTCCATTGCTACGAGTGCCACGCGCCGCAGTCCTTCGACTGAACCACACAACAGCCAGGAGGCGACATGGCCTCTGAACCTACAGAGAAGAAACAATCCAACCTGATCCCGTTCAAGCCGGGTCAGAGCGGCAACCCCGCGGGTCGGCCCAAGGGCGCCCGTGGGAAGCTGGGAGAGGCGTTCATCGCCGCCCTGCACGACGACTTCATGGAGCACGGCGCCAAGACCATCGCAGCCGTCCGAGCCGAGAAGCCCGACCAATACATGAAGGTGGTGGCGTCGCTGCTGCCGAGGGAAATCAAGATCGAAACAGTCAGCGAGCTTACCGATGAACAGCTCGACACTCGAATCCGACAGCTCGCCAGCCTTATTGAAATCGGAGTTGTTGACGCTCCTGGAGGAGGCGAAGCGCCGCAAGGACCGAAGACGGCTCACTGAGTATCGGCCCTACGCCAAGCAGCGAGATTTCCACGCCGCCGGGTCCACGCATCGCGAGCGCCTGCTGATGGCGGGCAACCAACTCGGCAAGACCTTCTGCGGCGCCGCTGAGGTGGCCTATCACTTGACGGGTGAATATCCCGACTGGTGGCGCGGTCGCCGCTGGGATCGCCCGGTGCGCGGCTGGGCCGGGTCGAAGACCAGCGAAGTCACTCGCGACGGGGTGCAGCGCTATCTCGTCGGGGAGCCCAAGCAGGAAAGCACCTGGGGAACGGGGATGATCCCCGGCGAAGCGCTTCAGGATTGGGGCCGGCGCCAAGGCATCGCGGATGCGCTCGACAACGTCACGGTGACGCACAAGAGCGGCGGAACCTCGACACTCGGCTTCAAGAGCTACGACCAAGGGCGCCAGAAATGGCAGGGCGAGACGCTCGACTTCGTGTGGTTCGATGAGGAACCGCCGATGGACATCTACATGGAGGGCCTGACGCGAACCAACGCGACGGGCGGCATCTCCATGATCACCTTCACGCCCCTGCTGGGGATGTCGGACGTAGTCGGGATGTTCCTCGAGGAGATGAACGACGCTCTAGGGCTCAGCCAATGAGCCGGCACGTCGTGCAGATGACCATCGAGGACGCGGAGCACTACACGCCCGAGCAGCGGGCAGAGATCATAGCCAGCTACCCGGCGCACGAACGCGAGGCGCGGGTCAAAGGCATACCCTCCATGGGCTCCGGTCGGGTGTTCCCGATCCCGGAAGAGGACATCACAGTCAAGCCGTTCGCGATCCCGTCGCACTGGCCACAGATCAACGGCGTGGACTTCGGGTGGGATCACCCATTCGGCGCCGTCAACCTAGCTTGGGACCGGGACGCGGACTGCATCTACGTCTGCAAGGAATACGCAGCGCGTGAATCCACCCCGGTCGTTCACTCAGCCGGCATCAAGCCTTGGGGCGACTGGATCCCATGCTCTTGGCCGCATGACGGACTCCAGCACGACAAGGGCTCGGGCGAGCAGCTCGCGGAGCAATACCGCACCCAAGGCCTCAAGATGCTCCCCGAGAAGGCGACCTTCCCTGATGGTGGGAACGGGGTCGAGGCCGGCGTCATGGAGATGCTGGACCGGATGCAGACCGGACGCTGGAAGGTGTTCGAGACCTGCGGCGGCTGGCTGCAAGAGTTCAGGCTGTATCACCGCAAGGACGGCCTGATCGTGAAGCTCAAGGACGACCGTATTTCGGCGTCCCGATACGCAATGATGATGCTGAGGTTCGCCACCGTGCAGCCCAGCCGAACCAAGCTGGTGATCCCGGCTTTCGGTGCTGTCTAGGAGGCATGATGGACGACGAAGACTTGCTCGCCATCCTGGCCAATGAGCGCAAGAACAGCATCGGTTTCGAGCACGACGACACGCTGGCGACCGAGCGCGAGACAGCCCTGAATTACTCCAAGGGCGTGATGGACGACATTCCGTCGCTGCCGAACCGCTCCAAGGCCGTGGCGACCGTGGTGGCCGACGCCATCGAGACGATCCTGCCCGATCTGGTGGAGATCTTCACGGGCGAGGACGTGGCCACCTTCGCGCCGGTCGGGCCTGAGGACGAGGACGCCGCGCAGCAAGAGACGGACTTCGTTCAGCACGTCTTCTTCGATCAGAACCCCGGGTTCATGATCCTCTATTCGATGTTCAAGGACGCCTGCCAGACCAAGACGGGCGTGGTTCGCTGGCGCTGGGAGGACCCGCAGTACGGCGAGACGGAAATCTTCGAAAACCGCACCGCTGTCGAGGCTCAGGCGCTCCAGCAGTACGGCGAGATCGTCAAAGTCACGCCGCAGGACTTCGCGCCGCCGATGGCCGAACCGCTGTTCACCATCGAACTGCGCCAGGTCATCCAGCGGGGCAGCGTCAAGGTCGAGGCCTTCCCGCCTGAAGACTTCACAGTCGGCGCCGACACGGTGCGCCTTCCCGCCGCCACCTATTGCGCGCTGCGCACCCGTCAGCGGGCGCAGGATCTGATCCTTGACGGCGTGGATGAGGAGGTTGTCGCAAGCCTGTCGGCCTACACCTCAACCGACGACGGCCTAGACCTCGCCCGCGACACGGCGGATGAGAGCGACGACCACGTGGACGGCATGGCCGACCTGCGCATGGTCGAGGTCGTGGAGCACTATATCCGACTGAAGGGCCAGCTCTGGCGCGTCCTGACCGGCAATGACGAAAAGGTCCTCATCCAGAAGGAAGAGGTCGAGGAAATCCAAGTCGCGGCTATCACGCCCTACATCGTGACGCACCGCTTCTACGGCGAGAGCGTGGCCGACAAGCTGCTGGAGATCCAGCGCATCCAGACGACCCTCACCCGCATGGCGCTGGACTCGGCCTACTTCGCGCTCAACCAGCGCATGGCCGTGGACGAGAGCAAGGCCAACGAGTTCACGCTGTCGGACCTGCTGCGCAACGAACCGCTCATGCCGATTCGCATGAATCAGGCCGGCGCCGTGACCCCGATCACCTCCCCCGGCCTGTCGTTCGATGCATTCGGCGCGCTGGAGTACTTCGAGACCATGGCCGAGAAGCGCACCGGGATCGTGCGCAACGCTCAGGGCCTCAACCCCGACACCCTGCACGACACCGCCAAGGGTATGGCTGCGCTCGTCTCGGCCTCTCAGAAGCGCGTTCGCATGATCGCCCGCATCTTCGCGGAGACCGGCGTCAAGGACATGATGCTCGGCATCCACGCCCTGGTGCGCCGCAATGTCTCTTCCGCCCAGAAGTTCCGCTTCAACGGCAAGTGGAAAGACACCGACCCCACGTCCTGGGGCGCCCGCAACGACATGGCTATCGAGATCGGCCTTGGCTCTTCGGGGCGCGAGGCTGAACAGCACGCCCTCGTCTTGCTCGGTGAGATGATCGAGAAGCTGATCACCCTGCAGAACGGCCCGAACGGCCCCTACGTCACGCCGCAGAACCTGCACGCCTACGCGACCAAGTTTGTCGAGAAGCTCGGCTTCAAGGCGCCGGAACGGTTCATCAGCGATCCGGCCGAACAGCCGGCGCCACAGCCCGGCGTCGATCCGGCGCAGGCTGAAGCGCAAGCCCAGCTCCAGATGGAGCAGCAGAAACTCCAGATGCAGAGCGCCGCGGACCAGGCGAAGGCCCAAAGCGACCTGCAAATCCAGCGCGAGAAGATGGCTGGGGAGATGGAACTGGCTCGCTACAAGACCGACGCCGAGATTTCCCTGAAGGAGCGTCAGTTGACCGCTGAACTGGCCCTGAAACGCGAGCTGGCCATGATCGGTGCGAACAGCCCGACGCAATACGATGTCCACATGGGCGGTGAGCCCGGATGAACCTTCAAGAGGAACGCTCGCGGGGCATGAAGGCCCGGCAGGAGCTTGAGATCACCGAGGCGGCCTTCGCCAAGCTCCGCGCGGCCTGCCTTGAGCGGATCGTCACCACCCACCCCAAGGCCCAGCGCGAGTTGGACCGCCTGATTTCCACCGTGCAGATCCTCGACGCGGTGAAACAAGACCTGCTGCACATCGCAGCCGGCGGCGACATGGCCGACGCCATGCTGGCTATCAACCCCGAGCTTTAAGCTCCTCTCACAAGGTGATGAATGGATACCGAAACCGGCGCACTGTCGGTCGAGGATGCGGTCGCGCATCTGTCGATCGAGGAGGCGGTTGAAGATCAGCCCCAGACCACGGAACAGCCCGAAATCGAGAACGACGCCCCGGAAACGGTCAGCGACGAAGCCGAGGAAGAGGCTGACGCCGAGGAAGACCCCGCCGACCAGTCGGAGGACGAACCGGATCTTCCGGTCATCGAGCCGCCGAAGTCCTGGGACGCGGAGCACAAGGCCAAGTTCGAAGCCCTGCCGCGCGACGTTCAGGAGTACCTGACCGCCCGCGAGGCTGAGAGGGACAAGGGCGTTTCGGCGGCGCAACAGCGCGCGTCGGAGGCCCGACAAAGGGCAGACGCGGAGGCTCAGGCCGTCGCAGCCCTGAAACCCCAGATCGAGACGCTGACCGCCCAGGCGAAGCAGCAGCTTGATCGCTGGAGCGGCATGGACGCCACCGCATGGCAGCGCGCAGCGCAGCAGATGGACCCGCGAGAGTTCAATCAGCTACGCGCCGACTACGATGCGGACGTTCAGCGCGTTCAGCAACTCGACGCCGCACGGCAGCAAGCCGAGGTGGTCGAATGGCAGGCCTTCGCCAACGCGCAGACCGCACGGCTTCCTGAGATCGCCCCGCACATCGCGAGCGATCCCAAGGCGGTTGCCGAGGTCTTCGATTATGTCGGCAAGACCATTCCGAATTTCGGACCCGAACAACGCAAGTGGATCAGCGCGGACGAGATGCTCATCGCTCACAAGGCGATGCTCTACGACCGCGCCCAGGCTCCGCAACCGAAACCGCCGGGCAAGAAGGTGATCACGGCTCGTCCGTCCACCGCGCCCGCACCCATCAAGCAGCGCCAGGCCGCGCAGATGACCGACCGGTTCAAGAAATCCGGCAGCATCGATGACGCGGTGGCGATCCTGAACCAGAGGGGCTGATAAGCCATGGCTGCGCCTACCAACATCACTTCGACCATCAACAGCGTCGGCAACCGCGAGGATCTGTCCGACGTCATCCACCGCGTCGCAGCCGAGGAAACGCCCGTCGTTTCCGCCATCGGTCGCGGCAAGGCCACGGCCCGCCTGCACGAGTGGCAGACGGAAGCGCTGGCGACCCCGAACGCCGCCAACGCGCAACTGGAAGGCGACGACGTTGCGTCGCTGGATGCGCCGAACCTGACGGCGCGCGTCGGCAACTACTGCCAGATCGGCCGCAAGACCGGCGGCGTGACCCGCACCCAGGAAGTCGTGGACAAGGCGGGCCGCAAGTCGGAACTGAACCGTCAGAAGGTCCTCAAGGGCCTGGAGCTGCGCCGCGACATCGAGGCGTCGATCTGCGGCAAGTCGGCATCGCGGAGCGAAAGCGGGTCCAACGCGCGTCTGTCGGCTGGCATCATGTCGTGGCTGACCTCGAACACCTCGCGCGGCGTTGGCGGCGCCTCGGGCGGCTTCTCGGCCGGCATTGTCGCTGCCCCCACGGACGGCACCCTGCGTCAGTTCACGGAAGATCAGGTCAAGGCGGTTCGCAAGACCTCCTTCGACAACGGCGCCAAGGCCAAGATCGCCTTCATGGGTTCGTCCCTGAAGCAGCGCTTCTCGGCCTTCACCGGTATCGCCCAAATCCGCAAAGACGTTACCGGCAAGGGTCAGGCCACCATCGTGGCAGGCGCTGAAATCTACGTCGATGACTTCGGCGATCTGGCCCTGGTCCCGCACCCCTACGCCTTCACCCGCGACTGCCTGCTGCTGGACGCCGACAAGGCCTCGGTGGCGATGCTTGACGGCTACAAGACCAAGGACCTGGCCCGCTCGGGTGACTCCGACAAGTTCATGATGACCGTGGAATACACGGCGGAAGTCGCGAACGAGAAGGCCCACGGCGTCGTCGCGGACATCCAGGCGACCGCATAACCAGCCTTTACCGGCTGACAACTCAGGGGGCGGGTCTTCGGGCCTGCCCCTTTTTCATGGGACAAGCACATGACCGAAGTGAAGAAGCCCGATCAGGCCCCGGCCGTAGCTGACGGAACGGCCCGCTGCCGCGTCCTGAAGAATGGCGACGGCAAGATTTCCAAGGGCGTCCACGATCTCAACGGTGAGCACTATTTCGCCAAGGGCGACGAGTTCACGACCGAGAAAACCATCGCGGACAACCTCGAAGACCGTGGGTTCGTAGAAATCCAATGACCCTGAAGCACCTCGCCGGCAGCCTCGCTAATGGCGGGGTGGCTCACTTCTGGCGCAACTCGGACGAAGGCGGGGAGATCATCTCCTCTCAGGACGTGGGAACCGTGCTTGAGAACAATCGGGCGCAGTTCAACGAGAACGACGGCTATACGGCCGACCGATCGATGCGCCGGGTGGCCTACATCCCCGACATCATCATTCAGAAGTGGTGGAACGAGGAAGGTCTCGACGTTTGGGACCCCGCGCACGCCCAACGGCTGATGCGCAAGCTGAACGATCCTGACTGGCGCTATCTCCGCACCGCAGCGGGCCAGCTCGGCGCGACCCAGGACGGGGGTTTCCGATGACCTATGGCGAACTTCTGGCAGCGATCGCCACTTGGCTGTCGCGCTCCGATCAGGCCGCCAATATCCCGCTTTTCATTCGCAACGCAGAGGCCCGCATCAACCGCGAACTGCGCGTGCGCGAGATGATCGGTCGGGCGACAGCGGCGGTAGATCAGGCGTTTGCCGATCTTCCTTCCGACTTCCTGGCGCCGCGATCCGCGCAGATCGGGAATCGTGTGTTGGGCTATCTGATGCCCGACGACCTGCTGGATGTCTGCGCTGGAGGCTTGACGGCCTACTACACCGTCCTCGGTTCTGAGATGCAGTTCGCATCGCCACCGACCGCCAATGAGACGGTTCAACTCACCTATTATCGCCGCCTGACGCCTGTGTCGGAAAGCGCCACCAACTGGCTGCTGGTCAACCATCCTGACGCCTATCTCTACGGTGCCCTTTGTGAGGCCGCCTTCCTGGCGCGCGACGAAGGGCTGATGGCGATGGCCGAGGCGCGCTTCCAGGAAGCCAAGCGGATGATCGAGCGCGGATCTAACGCCATGGCTGGCGACCGGCTCACCCCCCTAGCTTCCACCGTTGTCTAAGGACCGACCATGGCCACGTTCAACAAGTTCAACTGCTTCACCGAAGACGTGGCCGAGAAGGTCCACAACCTCGGCGCCGACACGCTCAAGGTCCTGCTGACCAACACGGCGCCGACCGCCTCCAACACCGTCAAGGCCAACCTGACCGAGATTTCGGCCGGCAACGGCTACACCGCAGGCGGCACGGCGGCGAGCATTACGTCTTCGGCTCAGTCCTCGGGCACCTACAAGCTGGTTCTGGCGGACGTGGTATTCACGGCGGCGGGCGGCTCCATCGGCCCGTTCCGCTACGCCGTCCTCTACAATGACACGCCGACCTCGCCCGCTGATCCGCTGATCGGCTGGTACGACTACGGCTCCAGCATCACCCTGGCGGACGGCGAAACCCTGACGGTGGACTTCGACCCGACCAACGGCGTCCTGACGCTGGCCTAACCTCCGCCATAGGAGGCGATAGCCCCATGCCTACCGTCTCCTATGGGATCACGAATACTGCGGATGATGTTTTAGCGGCCCCTGGTCTGGGCACGCAAGAATCTAACGTTGCAAACGGCCTAAGCACTCCTTTTAGCTTCTATGTTGGGCTGCGTTTTGTCGGGGTGGCTGTTCCTCAGGGAGCGACGATTACCTCGGCAACCCTTACGCTCAAGAAGGACGCCGCAAACTCTAGCGCCGGGACTTGGGGTTCGATAAAGGGCGTTGCGTCTGACAATGCCCCCGCATGGACAACGACAGACCCCTCCGTCGCGTCAAAAACCACGCAGTCAAAAACGGTCATAGACGGCGCGACGCAAAACTATGATGTTGCGGCAATTGTGTCCGCCATTGTCGGGCGCTCTGGGTGGTCCTCTGGAAACGCACTGGCGTTCGCGGGCGACCCGACCGGCTCTAGCGCAGTCATGGCTTGGGTCGATTATTCCACGTCATCCACTAACTGCGCTCAACTCTCCATCACCTATACGGCTGGAGGCCCGACAAGCTACACACTGACGGCGGCGGCGGGGTCGTTCACCCTCTCAGGCCAAGCGGCGGGGCTGAAGCGCAGTCGTCGTCTATCTGCTGCGTCCGGCGCCTTGGTCTTGACGGGCCGGTCGGCGCTTCTCACGCGCGGGCGGCGCTATGTCGCCAACGCAGGGACCTTCGCCCTGGTGGGGCAGTCGGCGGGGCTGAAAGCCCAACGCGCGATCACTGGGGGCGCGGGGGCGGTTGCCCTGACCGGATTTGCAGTCGGCCTGAGGGTGACGCGGGTTCTGCCGGCCGCTCCCCGTGCCTACGTCCTGAGCGGACAATCGGCCCTGTTCGAGACGGGCAAGAAGCTGGTCGGCTCGCCGGGAGCGTTCGCGCTGTCGGGCAAGGCGGTCAACCTCGTTTTCAGCCGCCGCCTCCCGGCTGAGGTCGGGGCCTTCGTCCTGAGCGGTCAAGACGCCGCGCTGGATCTGGTCCGCAAGATGGGATCGGAGGCCGGGGCTTTCGTCATCACTGGCGCCGACGTGGGCCTGAAACTCGGTCGGCGGCTCCCGGTTGAGGCCGGTCAATACGTCCTCGCCGGGTCGGATGCAGGCTTTGTTCTGGATCAGGGCGGCAACGTCACCCTGTCAGCGGAGCAGGGCGTGTTCGTCATGGCCTTCGGTCAGGCGTCGTTCCGCGTCTCGGGCTGGTCGCCGGTCCCTCCCGCAACCGAAACATGGACCACGGTTCCCAAGGCTTCGGAGACGTGGACGCCGGTTCTCAAGACCCCGGAGATCTGGTCGTGAAGATCGCCTTTTCCGGCCTGACGGGCCCGGTTCTCAACTTCGCCAACGCCGTTCAGGCGGCATTCGACAAGCTGACCTCGGTGCGCCTGACGGTCGTGGACACGGTGTCCGACCTGCCGCCTGCATCAGCCTGGGCCAATCGACAAATCATCGTCCGCGACATCGACGGGGCTGGAACGGCGGGCATCGCTACGGCCCTCGACGGCGCGTGGATCGACCATAATGGAGGGGCGCTCTAATGCCGTCAGCCTATACAGCGCGCAACCGCCTCACGAAGCAGGCGACCGGGGAAAACGTCAACGTCTGGGGCAACATCCTCAACTCCGGTGTCTTCGATCTGGTGGACTTCCTCTCGGACGGCATCGTCACGATTTCGGCCTCAGGCGCGACCACCCTTTCCACGGCCAACGGCTCAGCGGATCAGGCGCGCGGACGCATCCTCAACGTCACAGCGGCGACGGCTGCAACCATCACCATTCCCTCGGTCGAGAAGCTCTACATCGTCCGCGCGGCAAACGCCGACGTGACCATCACGAACGGCTCCAGCAGCGTCACGGTACGCTCGGGCGACGTCGGCTATGTCGTCACGGACGGCGCCTCGGTCTGGCTCGGCGGGGTGACCGACTTCGGCGGACGTCGCCTGAAGAACATCGGAACGCCTACCCAGACGACCGACGCCGCCACCAAGGGCTATGCCGATGGTCTGGCCTTCGCGCCGGTGCTGCCCGGTCAATCGGGCAACGAGGGCAAGGTGATTTCGACGGACGGGACGACCGCTTTCTGGCAGGCCCTTGATCTGGCCTTCCTCACCGCCGCTCTGGGCTTTGAGCCGGCCGACGCCGACACGGTTCCCGCAGAAGCGACCGCCGCTGACCTGCAGGCCCTGACCGCGACGGACCTCTATGTCTCCCCGGCCTCGATTGCGGGCGCGGTGGCGCTGAACGCGTTGAACCTGTCGGCTCCCGATCTGTCCAAGACGGTCCAGACGCACACCATGGCGGCCAACGGCACGCTCGGCGCACCCACGAACGTCACACCCGGAACCACGGGTTGCATCCTCATCAAGCAGCCAGCATCGGGCGGTCCCTATACGCTGGCCTACAACGCGGCGTGGTACCCGTTCGGCGCTGCTCCGACCCTGTCCACAGCCGCCAACGCCGTCGATCTGCTGACGTGGTTCGCGGAGACTTCGAGCAAGGTTCGCTTCACCCTGACCAAGGGCGGCGCGGCCTGATGCTGCACTTCCCCAACCACATGTTGCTCGGCGGCGCTGCGCCTCCGGGCCAGGAGCAGTGGACGGCGCCGGGGACCTATTCCTTCCTCGTTCCCTCCGGCGTTGACCGCCTGTGGGCTCTGGTCGAGGGCGCGGGCGGCGGCGGGGCTTCGACCAACTATTCAGCCGGTCGGCGCCAAGGCGCAGGCGCAGGCGGCGGCCAAGCCTACTGCTGCCTGATCGTCGTCCCCGGCGAGACCTTGACCATCACCGTAGGCGCGGGCGGCGCTGAGGGCGTGGCGCTGAACGCGGCAGGCGTGACCGGCGGGACAACCTCGATCAAGCGCGGCGGCACGGACCTTGTACGCGCGACGGGCGGCGAGGGCGGCCTTATGGGGACCGCGTCTCCGGTCTGGGCCGTTGGCGGCCAAGGCGCGCTCCTGGGGTCCAGCTATGACGCCACCCTGGCCTTCGCCAGCAACACGGGCGGTCGCGGCGGATATGGCGACGGCGCGGGCGGCGAGGGCGGCGGCGGCGGGGCTGCGGGCTACGCCGGAACCGGCGGTGATGGAGCGCCCTACAACGGGATTGCAGCCACAGCGGCTCAAGCCGGATCGGGCGGCGGCGGGGGCGGCAACTTTGGACGCGGCGGCGGCGGCGTGGGCCTTCTCGGCAAGGGCGCTGACGGCGCAGCCGGGACCGACTCCAACGGCGGCGGTGGCGGCTCTGGCGGCGCAAGCGTCGGCAACACCGGCCCCGGCGGGGCCTACGGCGGCGGCGGCGGCTGGGGCTGGCCCGGCGCGGACGGCGCGGCACGCGTCTTCTGGGGCGAGGGTCGATCCTATCCCACCAATGCGGGGAACGTCTGATGCGCACCCCTTTGCAACTTCCTCCCGGCATCGTTGCCGACGACACCGACTATGCGACGGGCGGCTGGAAAGACGCTTCCAACGTCCGGTTCTGGCGCGGCCTGCCCGAGGTCATCAAGGGCTGGGAGCGCCTGACCACGGAACTGCTGACCGGCGTGTGCCGCACGGTCTTTGCGTGGAAGGACGGCGACAACCTCCAGACCATCGCCTTCGGTCTGCACAACGGCCTGCAGGTCTGGCAGGCGGGCGAGCTGGCGGACATCACCCCGGCCGTGGGCTTCACTGACGGCCAGATCGACGGCACGGGCGGCGCGGGCTACGGCACCGGGGCCTATGGCGTCGGCGGCTATGGCGAGCCCTCGTCCACCGACTACTTCCCCCTGACATGGAGCTTCGGCGCCCGGTCGTTCGGAGAGCTATACGCCAATCCCCGCGGGCAGGGCGTCTTCGTCTGGAACAACGCCACCGCGACCCCGGCAACACTGCTGACCAATGCGCCGGCAGAGTGCAACTTCGTGGCTGTGGCGTGGACCGATCAGGTGATGGCCTTTGGCTGCACCGACGTCGGCGGCCAGTTCAACGCCGCCTGCATCCGCACCTCAGACCCGCTGGATCCGACCAAATGGACGCCCGGCACGGCCACGATCTCGCAGCAATACTACCTGAAGGGCAACGGCCGGATTGTCGGCGCCTATCCGGCGGGCCGCTACTTCTTCGTCTGGACGGATTCGGAACTGCACCTGGGGTCGTTCGACGGCACCGGCTGGAGCTTCGAGCCGGTCGAGATCGGTTGCGGGCTGGCCGGGCCGAACGCCGCCATCGTCATTGGACAGACGGCCTACTGGATCAGCCCCGATCATCAGCTTTGGGCCTGCTCGGTCGGCGGCTCGCCCACCATCCTGCCTTGCCCGATCCGTGACGAGTTCTCGGACAATGTGGCGCCGGGGCAGGACGACAAGATTTACGCGGCCTACGTCTCGGAGCGCGGAGAGATCGTCTGGGGCTATGCGGACAACCGCGACGGCTTTGAGGTGTCCCGTCAACTGCGCCTGTCGGTGATCGACGGAGCGTGGTCGCGGTCCCTGCAAGCCCGCACGGCCCTCTGCGGCGCCTCGCCCTCGCCGGTCGGGGTCACGCTGGATGGCGCGGTCTATTGGCACGAACGCGGCGCCTCGGCGGACGGCGCGCCCCTTGAGGCCTTCATCGAGAGCGGCGGGCAGTATTTCGACCCCGGCGAGCGCGTCATGCTTGTGCGCGGCTTCTATCCCGACTTCCGCGACCAGACAGGGCCGATCTGGTTCACCGTCTGGACAAAGATGGAAGCGCAGGACGTGTGGACCGAAGCCTTCAGCGGGGTTTGCGCGCCGGGTCAGCAGAAGCTCGACTTCTTCGCCACCGGCCGGATCGTGAAATACCGGCTGGCCTCCAACTCCTCGCCCGCCGCCTGGCGCATGGGAAAGCCGACGTTTGATGTCGTCCCCGTTGGCCAGCGCTAGGGCGCTGCTCGAGCCGGCTCTCATCGACAACGACACCTGGGCCGAGGTTGAGGCCCGCCTGAAGGCCAACACCGCGCAACTCTGGCTCGGTGAGGGCTGCGCCATGGTCACGGAACTGTGGGGCGACTGCATTCACGTCTGGCTCGGCGGCGGAAGCCTGCGGGGCCTGCTGACGCTGCGACCCAAGGTCGAAGCCACCGCCCGTCACTGGGGCATGAAACGCGCCACGATCAACGGACGCCTCGGCTGGGCCAGGGCGCTGAAACGATGCGGATACGTCCGCCAAGGGGATGAGCTGGAGAAAATGCTGTGAGCGCCAAGAAATCAAAGACCACGTCCAGCCAGACCACGAACCAGACGGCCACCACCACGCCGAACACGCCCTCCTGGCTGCAACAGCCATGGCAGGACTACACCGGCAAGGTGAACGACCTGATGAAGTCGGGTCAGCCGCTGACAACCGGGCCGAGCGAGCTGCAACAGCAGGCATTCAGCGGCGCCGCAAACCTCGCCCCGTCGCAGAACTTCGACTGGGCCACGCAGCTCGGGATCAAGGCAGGCACGGCCGGCGCGAACACCGCCACGGCCACCGGCTACCAGGGGCAGGGCTACACGGCGGCTCAGGGCCAGGCGACGAGCGCGCAAGCCGCCAACGCCGGGCAGGCGCAGGGCTACAACCCCAACACGGTGGACTGGTCGAAGTTCGGCGTCGAGGGCGTCAACGTCGGCCCGATGGCGCAGGGCTCCTCGCGCAACATCACCGATCTGGACCTGAACAGCTACCTCAACGCCGGTCTTGGCGATCAGATCACGGCGGCTCAGGCGGACTATGACGCCACGGGCGGCCGGGTGCGGGCGGCGCAGTCGGGCCAATCTGCCCTGAATGGCGGGGCGCGGAACAGCAACAACGCGGTCATGCAGGCGATCACCGAGGGCGAGCTTTCCCGCGCGGCCAACACCGGCATCGCCAATGTCCGCGCCAATGCCTACGATCAGGCGGGCAATCTGGCGACGAACGACCTCAACCGCGAAGCCTCAATGTCGCAGTTCAACGCGGGCCAGACGAACCAAGGCACCCTGACGCAAGCCCAACTGAACGCGCAGCGCAACAGCCTCCAAGCTCAACTCGGCCAGACCGGCTTGCTGGCGAACCAGAACGCCATGAACCAAGCCGGGCAGTTCAACGCCGGGGCTCAGAACGACTTCTCTCTGGCGAACGCAGGGTTCAGCCAGCAGGCGAACCTCGCCAACGCGGGCGCCGCCAATCAGTTCGGCATGGCCAACATGGACTCGCTCAATCAGGCGGGCCAGTTCGGCGCCAACGCGCAAAATCAGGCCAACCAGTTCAACGCCACCGCGCAGAACCAGAACAGCCAGTTCAACGCGGGCCAGCAAGACGGCGCGCTGGAGCGGATGCTGCAATCGGCGGGCCTACTCGGCAACATCGGCGCAGCTCAAGGCGCGGATCAGCGGGCCAATATCGGGATGCAAGCCGAGCTTGGCGGAACCCAGCGCGACATCGCCAACGCCCAGCAGCAGGATCAATACGCGCAACTTGCGATGATCCAGCAACTGCTTGGCGGCGTGCCGATCGACGCCTTCACCGGGCAGACGATGAACTCCAACGGTACGCAGTCGGGCAAATCGTCGTCCACCCAGATCGGGGCCAGCATGAGCTGGAACCCCGCCACCGGCTTCAGCTTCGGAGGCTAATGCATGGCCCTTTTCGGATCACAGAAGCCTGGCGGCCGGGACTGGGGACGAACGCTCGCTACCGCGTTCTACGGTACCCAAGAAATGGACCGTCGCGACGCTAAGGAGCAGGCGCGTATCGCCGGTGACCGATACCGCTCCGACATCGCCCCCCACGATGGCCCGAACGGCAGCGGAACCGGAGCGGCAAAGACCCGCGAAGAGATGCTCGCTGCTCTGATGCAGGCCAGCGCCAACGGTCTCGACGTCAGCCGTGACGCTCGGCTTTTCGAGTCGATGAACCCCGATCCCCAGTACTTCAACACCTCGCAAGGCATCTACGGCGTGCAGGGCGGAAAAGCCACGCCAGTTCTCCAGATCGCGCCGAAGCCTGACCTTCCGCCCGGCTGGCGCGTGACGGCAGATGGTCAATGGGAGCCCATTCCGGGCGGTCCTGCCGATCCTACCTACGTGCGGAGGCTGAGCGACGAGCGCCGTGAAGCCATATCGACTCGCCCCATGCCGCGCGCGGGACGCTCCGCTGGAGGCGGCGGCGGCTCTCGCGGTCCTTCCCGTCCAGCCGCCACAGCATCCGCCCGTCGCCCCTGGGAGAACTATCGATGAACCGCACCACTCCCTCTGTCGGCTCGGTTGAGAACGGCTACCGCTTCAAAGGCGGCGATCCTGCACAGGAATCATCGTGGGAGCAGGTCGGCCCGGTTGATGTCTCCACCGAATGGGGCTCGGGCGCCCGCCAGCTTCCCAACGGCACGATTGAGCGCGTCGGCCCGCGCGGCGGCGTGACCAAGCTGTCGGCCGCTGCGACCAACGGCGGGGGTGGCGGTGAGGCTCTTGTGGGGGCTGATGCCCGCGCACGCTTCATGCTCGGCCTCGGCCCGCTGAAGGCTTCTCAAGCCAACCTGGCGGAGCTGGAACGCGACGGCAATCCGCTGAACCAGAACTGGGGCGCGGCGCTGCTCGATCAGGCGACCGAAGTCCCGTTCCTGCGCAACATCGGAGACTCGGCGGCGCGGACGTGGGGTGGAGACGACTACGGCCGCTATACCCAGGCCGCAGCCAGCTACGAATCCGCCCTGCTGCCGATCATGTCGGGTGCCGCCGTCACGCCTTCGGAGGCCCAGCGGATTATCCGCGCTGACCTTCCCCAACTTGGCGATAGCCCCGAAGTTCTTCGTCGGAAGGCTGAGAACCGCGCCATGCGTATCAACGGCGTGGCGAAGGGGATCGGTGAAGAGGCGCCGTTCCTGCCCGCCGTAGAGGATGGCGACAACGGACTGCCCTCCTACCCCGGCATCAAGCGCATGACGGCAGGCATAACGGAATCACCGCTCCCCGGCGGCGGCTATGGTGGTGGTGGCTCGACGCCTGGGGGTAGCCCTGACACGGCTATCGACTACACCTCGACGCCGCCCGATCAATTGGTGCAACTGCTGGCGAATGGCGGCTGGGTTCGTCAAGGCAACGGCGAGCCCTATCAGGTTCCGGCCGGGTCAGTTCGGCGGGATGCGCAGCAAGAAGGCGATCAACAAGTCGCCAACGGCGTAGTCCAACGCCCTCAGTCGGTTCGTCAGATCGTGGATGAACGCGACGGCATGAACGGTTTTCTGCGCCGTATCGACGCTGGTGTTCGCGGCGCGGCCGACACGATGACGTTCGGTTTCGCAGATGAACTGGCGGCTGGAGCCAATACGGTCCTCCCCCTCGACCGCGGCTCGCGATCCTTGTGGCAAGATGGTCTTGGCGATGCCTGGAAGCACAACATCGCCATGCAGCGGGGCATTGACCAATCCGACGCGCGAGAAGTGCCCGTTTCGCGCGGCGCTGGACAGTTGGCGGGCGTCCTAGCAGCCCCCGGAGCTTTGCAGGCGGCGCGCTGGACGGCGCAGGCAGGTAACGGGGCCGGGCTTCTGGCCAGGGGCGCGGTGACTGGCGGCGCGTTCGGCGGCGCCTATGGTGCTGGCGCCGGACAGGGCAATCCCATCGAGCGACTGCCTGAAGCGGGCTCGGGCGCAGCCTGGGGCGCTGCTGCTGGCGGCGTCGCAACACCTCTCGCAGGCCCCTTGGCCCAGTTCATCGCCCGTCCCGTTCAAAGGGCGGGATTGTTCGGAGGTCGAGTGGCGGGCCGCGCTATGCAGGCGGCAGGCTTTGACGGCCCCGGCCGCGCTCTTGAGGCCGCAGCCACGCCGAACGCCCTGAACAGCGGCCTCGACAGCCTGATGATGCGAACTCGCCCCCAAGGTCTCTCTGAGCGCGCCGCAGAGTTTCGTTCGGTCGGCATTGATCCCACGCTTGCTGATGTCGTGGACGACGGCTCGCGCGGACTGATGCGGGCAATGGCGACCCGTCAGACGCCGGGCCGCACCGCGGCGCGAGAGTTTGCGGACAGCCGCGCCGCTGGGCTGCAAGACCGCCTGTCGGTTCAGGCGCGCCGCAATCTGTCGGACGACGCCCGCTCGCCCCTTCAAATGCGAGAAGAGATCACTGCGCGCCGGTCAGCGCAGGCCGATCAATCGTTCGGAGCCGTCCGCAACGAGCCGATCCATCCGGAACGCTCGGTGATCGAAGCCTTGCGCGCGCCTGCCACCAGAACTGCTATTGAGGAAGCCGCGACGGCCGCGCTCAACCGCGGCGATGGCGACACCGCGAACCTGCTGCGCCAATTGGTGGATGGCGCCCTGGACGACCCCAGCGGCGTCAACATGACTGTCGGCATAGCGGATCGCATCTCGCGCTCCCTCAATGGTCGCGCCGAAGGCTTCCAGCGCTCGGGCAACAATGATGCGGCTTCGTCCTTCTTCTCGCTGGCTGAACGTCTCCGCGGATCGGCCCGCCAGCAAGTTCCCGGATATGACGAAGCACTGCGCGCCTATTCGGCGGACAGCGGACTTGCTCAGGCGACAGAGATTGGCGAGCAGTTCCTTTCGATGGAGGCCGACGACTTCGCCGCGGCGGTCGCGCGCCTCAACCCAGAAGAGCGGGCCATCGCGCAAGCGGCTGCGAGACGAGCCGTGGAGCGAGCGGCTGGAACGCAAGGCGCGGCCCCCGGCGTGGCTCAACGCCTCTCCAACGGTCGCGAACAAGGCATCAGAACCGCCGCGCTGGCGCCTGATCCGCAAGCCTTCCAGAACGCGGTCGGCCTTGAGCGCCAAGCCCTGATGAACGCCCGCGGCGTGAACCCCATGCAGGGTTCTCCGACCGCAGCGAACAGCCAAGACGCGGCGAACCTGTCGGGCGCCGTAGATGTCGCCATGGACATAGGGACCGCTAACGCGCCCTCCCTGATGCGGCGCATGGTGGCCCAGGTGCAGTCGATGGGCTTTGACGACCGGGAGGCCGAAGCGGTCATCACTGCTGCGATCGATCCGGCTCAAACCGACGCCTTGATCGAATATCTGTCGCGCGCCATGCCGCGGCCGGAAGCGGCTCGGATGGTGGCTTACGTGCGATCACAGGTCGGAACGAACGCTGGCGTCAACTCTCAAGGAAGATGACGCACAGCACCGCGATCACCATCATCGCGATATAGACCCGAAGGGCTCCTGCTCGCAGCAGGACGCCGAAGCGGCTGGGGGGCTTATACCAAAGCGGCTCCCCCCGCTTGCCCTCAAAATCCATGAGATACCAGCCCTTACGGACTGGGTGCTCATCGCCGGGACGAAGGCTCCACAGCCGGACCATTTCCCAGGCTTCCTGAACATCGGGGTCTGATTTCACCCCACCACCTTACACAGAGAACCGCGATGGGCCAACCATGAGCGAACGCAAAACCGTGGCCTCGGCCCACGCCAAGATCGAAGCGCACGAAGACATCTGCGCCGAGCGCTACAAAAACATCCACGGCGCGATTGCCGACCTCAAGGACGGCCAGAAGTGGGCGATCCGCTTGAGCGTCGCGACCCTCGCAGGCGTCGCCGTCAAGGTCATCGTGGGGGGGTAAGATGAACCGAGACATCTTCTACGCCTATGCGCGCCGGGCTCCGTTCGGAGGTCGCATCTCTAAGGAACAGGTGACGGGGACGAACGCTCTCCTCGATGCCTGGGACCGGCACGGCGACGGCGACGACCGCAAGCTGGCGAACGTGCTGGCCCAGGTCTTCCACGAAACCGGCGCCCGCATGGTTCCGGTGCGCGAGACATTCGCCAGCTCGGACGGGCAGGCGATCCGCCGTCTGGACGCGGCATGGCGTCAGGGCCGGTTGCCTCAGGTGTCCAAGCCCTACTGGCGCGATGGCTGGTTCGGGCGCGGCCCCATTCAGGTCACGCACGAAGACAACTACATCCGTATGGCCGAAGCGCTCGGCGTGGACCTGCACGGCAAGCCCGGCCTGCTGCTGGATCTGGAAGTCGGCGCACTGTCGGCGGTCAAGGGCATGATCGACGGCCTGTTCAGCGGCGCCAAGCTGTCGGACTTCTTCAACGGCAAGAAGGATGATCCGGTGGGGGCCCGCCGCATCGTCAACGGCACCGACAAGGCCCGGCTGATCGCCAGCTATCACCGCAACTTCCTCGACAGCATCAAGGCTGCGCGAGAGGCAGCTCCGTCCGACGTCAAGATGATCGGCCTCGCTGACGGTCCCAAGCTGTCCAAGGACAAGGCCACGCTCGGCGGCGGCCTGCTGACCATCGGCACCCTCGGCGGCGCGGCGACGGCGGCCCAGCCCATCCTTGAGGGCATCGCCAACCCCTACGCCTTCGGGGCCTTCGTGCTGATCGTCATTCTGGCTGCGGTCGGGGGCTATCTGTTCCTGACCGGGCGGCTGCAATCCATTCGGAGGACCGGCGTATGATCCTGCCAAGCCGAACTACCCTGGCGCTCGCCGGGATCGTCGCTGTCTGCCTGCCGCTATCGGTCTGCGCCTCGCTCAAGGCGGGGGAGGCCAACCGCGACAAGGCGGCCATTGAGCGGGCGCACAAGAAGCTGGACGCCGAGGTGAACGCGCCCGGCTCCGGCCTGCGGTTCCAGTACGCCGCCTGCACGGCAGAGCGGGGCAATCTGCAAGCCGCGTCAGAGGCCCAGAACGCCGCTGTCAGCGCCATGAAGGCCGAGAGCGACCGCAGGGCCGCCGAAGCCGCCAAGGCCGTCACAGAGGCTCGCCAGAAGCAACGGACGGCAGAAGCCCGCGCCCGCGCCCTGTTGAGCCAGACGCCCCGCCCCGGCGAGAGCCTGTGCGAAGCGGCTGACCGGATCATATTGGAGGCCGTCGCCCGATGAAACGCCTTGCCCTGATCCCGCTGGTTCTGCTGGCGGCCTGCGGCCACGCGCCGGAACCTCGCGTCGAGATTCGCACGGTCACTGTGCAGGTCCCGGTTCCGGTCCCCTGCGTCGTGGACGTTCCCGAGCCCGTCTATTCTGACACCGACGAGGCCCTGCGGAACGCGCCCAACCACTTCGAGCGCGTGAAGCTGATCTTGGCCGGCCGCATCGAACGCGCTGCTCACGACAACGTCGAAACAGCGGCCCGCGCCGCCTGCAACGGATAGCCCATGACCTTCCAGCCGCTCGACACGGCCCTGTTGCAATGGGCCACCCCGGCGCAGGCCCAATACTTTGAGGCCTACAACCAGCACGGCTCACAGCAGAAGGCAGCGACAGCCCTCGGCGTCAGCAAGAACGCGGTGTTCGAAGGGTTGGACCGGCTGCGCAAGACGGCGGCGCGCAACGGTCACGCGCCTGGCCACTTCTCGGACGGCGTCGCCCCCGGCTATCTGATGGGGAAGGTCACGGTTCAGCGCGGGCCCGGCGGCATCGAGCGGACGTGGGAGCGGCAATCGCCGGATCAGTCCAAGGCGCTCGAGGCCATGCTTGCGGCGGTCGAGGAGCTGAAGGCGGACATCCCCCGCGCTGCGCCAGCCCCCGGCCCAGCGATCACGGTCGATAGCCTCCTGACGCAATACACCCTGACCGATTATCACCTCGGCATGAGGGCTTGGGCGGAAGAGGGCGGGGCCGACTGGAGCCTCGCCATCGCGGAAGACCTGCTGACGCGGTCGTTCGAATATCTGGTCGCCTCGGCGCCGCGGGCGCGAGTGGGGCTCATCTGCCAGCTTGGCGACTTCATGCACTTCGACGGCCTGATGCCGGTCACGCCGACAAGCCGCCACGTAGTGGATGCGGCCGGCCACTACACCGAGATCGTGCGCGTCGCGATTCGCTGCCTGCGCCGTCTGGTCGATCACGCCCTGACCAAGCATGAGCGGGTGGTGATTCTCGCCGCCGAGGGGAATCACGACATCGCCTCCTCCGTCTGGATGCGTGAACTGCTGAAGACGCTTTACGAGCTTGAACCCCGCGTCGAGGTTCTGGACAGCGGCAAGCCCTTCTACGCCTATCAGCACGGCGCCACGATGCTGGCCTTCCACCACGGTCACGGCCGGAAGAAGGAAACGCTCTCGGCCTACTTCGCCGCAGCCTTCGGCGTCATGTGGGGCGCCACCCGATACCGCTACGGCCATTCCGGTCACTATCACCATGAGGTGGTGGTGAAGGAGGAGCCGGGCATGAAGTGGACCCAGCACCCGACCCTGGCGCCGAACGACAGCCATTCAGCGCGCGGCGGCTATGTGGCTCAGCGCCAAGCCTGCGCCATCACCTATAGCGACAAGACCGGACGCGTTTTCGAGACCGTGGTCACGCCCGAGATGCTGACAGATGACTTTCGCGCCGCCGCCTGATTTCAGTTGGGAAAACGCTCGCAACCCATTGATTCATATAGCGGCGGAAAGGCCTCAGTTGGGGGTTAAGAGGCTGAAATCTAAACAACCCTTCCAGATTCCCAAGCTGAATGTCGCGGGTTCGATTCCCGCCGGCCGCTCCATAAGATCAATAACTTAGGCCGACAGAGATTCCTCCAGCGGACGCAGTTGGGAGTTAGTTGGGAGTTTTTGTCTCCGATTCGTTCCGCCTGATGCGGTTGGCGATGCTGAGAACGATAGCGTCCCGGTCCACGTAAACCGACAGCAAACGCTCCACCCGATCCTCCTCCCAGCCGAGAATGTCGGCTATCTCGGCGGCAGTCAGACCGGCCTTGCGGATGCGGGTGGCGAAGGTGCCGCGCGCGTCGTGAAGGTGGCGGTCGATCTTGGCGACGATCTTGGCGTCCACCACCTGATGCTCCAGCCCGTTGAGGCTCCACGGCTGGCCTCGCGTGTTCGACAGCACGGTCAAGCACTCGGGCGGGGCGGGGCGCTTCTTGCGCTCAGCCTGATCCACCAGGGCGGCGTGACGCTCGCGCTGTTGCTGGCGGATTTCCTTCAGTAGCGCCTTGGTCTCGTCCAGCAGGGGAATGACGGCCGTGCGCTTGCCTCGGCTTTTCTTGGTCTGCTTGACGATAGCCAAGTCCCCGATATGCGACCAACACAGGGTCGCCAGATCATCCCGGCGGAGGCCGGTGAGACAGGCCAGCCGCACGATGAACCCGACCTCGGGCGACTTGGCTGCACGCGCGAAACGCTCCACCTCGTCTGCCGTCCAGATTTGGTCGGCGCGATCGCTGGCGTAGAGCTGTTTGATCCCCGCGACGGCGTTGAGGGCCAGCAGGCCCCGCTCCATCCCCCACGACAACACTCGCGACAGCACCTGCATGGCGTAGTCGGCGGCCCTAGGACGGTCGGCCCACTGGTCGCGCCACGCGAGGATTTCCTTCTTCACGCGCCGGTCATCCAGCGCGGCGAAGGGCAGGCCGCCAACCGACAAGGCGCCGTCCTCGTCCATGATCCGGTCCAGCCAGCGCGACCATTCCTTGCGGGTGTTTTCTCCCAAGCCAGAGAACTCGGGTGATCCCTTGTAAAGCATGACCAGCGTGCGCAACGTCTCACCGGTCGGCGCCTTGCGATCTGCGACAGCCTCGTTGTAGGCCTTCATGAACTCAGGCGATCCAGGCTGGCCGGGTAGGCGAGGGCCGCCCTTCCACGCATACCAATAGGTCACGCTTGTCCCATCGGCGAGACGCTTGGTGTTTCGGTTAAGACCCTTGAGCCGCACGCGCGTCACGCTTTGATCGCCAGTTGTCCAATGCTGATACAGATGCGCCACCCTGAGGTTCTCCGGCATTGCCCGTCAAGATCACGACTTGGCCGCCCGGGTTGATCTCCACGCGCGTCACCGTCAGACCGGCGCTCTTGAGGGCGGCGATGCTGCGGTCCAGATCGGCCCGGCGCACAGCAGGGACACGGCTCATCGCTTCGCTCCATCAGCCAGGATGGCGTCGATCATGGCGGTGAAGGCCGTCCGCGCATCTCCTGGCCCGCTGACAAACCCCTCTTGCGCATAATCTCCGATCGCGCACACGGAATCATCGGCCTCCCTCACAGCCATCAGGGCGGCGCGGACCTGGGGAACCCACTGCTCCCACGAATGATCCGCATATTTGGCAGCGGTCAAATGAATGCCTCGCCCCGAGTCGGAGACGAACGAAAACGCCAGCGCCCTAGCCGCCTTCTGCAGCATGGTCGCGCCAGCAGCTTCATCACCGCCGGGTATGGAGGCGGAGCCGGAATGAACCAGATCAGTCATGTCGTCCCTCTCCATCAGGGGGCGTGGTGGGGGTGCGGCTGTCCGACACGTCGATGGCGAACACCTCGACTGGCTCGGAGCCGAAATGCGGATGGGTGATCGTCTTGCGCGTGAAGCCCCGCCACGACCGCTCCAGGCGGCGGCTATGGTCATCTCTGGACGGATAGCCGCGCGTCAGGACGATGCGGTCATAGGTCCGGCCCTCCAGCCGCTTCGCCCAGAACGGCGTGACAAGCCGGAACTCCTCGACCTTGGAACCGTCCTTGATCTGGTCGAAATAGACGCCGTTCAGCGGCAAGGTCAGAACGCCGCTCATCCGCCCTCTCCCTGTGCCTTGGCTTTGAGATTAGGGGAGACTTCGCCGCTTTCAGCGCCTTCGTGCCCGTGCTGGATGGGGCTGAGGAAAGCGGCTCGACCTGCTGGCGTGAGGCGCAGGACCGATCCGCCCGGAACGATGCCAATCTCTTCGGCGAACGGGTTGTCCAGATCGTCGTCATCGACGGCGTCCCAGACAGCTAGCCCCTGAGAAATGATCGCGTCCTCATAGGTGTCCCGAACGTCCTCTGGCACCTGATGCCAATCGCAGTCGCAGATCGCGGACCAGTAGTCGCGGACGATGGACGCACCATCAACGGGTATGGAGCCGCCTTCGGCGGAATGAACCATCACTCTCCAACCTCCTTTGCTTGGTTAGGGGCGGATGGGAGGCAAGCACGACCCTCTTTGATCCAGCCGAACCACTTGGGATAGTTCATCTCAACCCATGTGACCGCGCCGCGCTTGTAGGCGACGAGGACCGCCTG